AATTTTTAGTAAATTAATACAAATAAGGAATTTAAATTATGGCAAATTCAACATCAGCTAATTTAAAATTAACTGTACAAGCAACTGGAGAAAATTCAGGAACTTGGGGACAGATTACAAATACAAATTTATTAATTCTTGAACAAGCTATTGGTGGTTATGATGCGTTCAACGTAACTAACGCTAGTAGAGCTTTAACATTTACAAACGGTGCAATATCAGATGGTAAAAATGAAGTTATTAAATTAACTGGAACACTTGCTGCAAACGTTAATGTTACTATTCCAGACTCAATAGAAAAAACTTACACAATTCAAGATACTTGCGATCATGCAGGTTTCACTTTAACTTTTAAAACTACATCTGGTTCAGGTGTTCTTTTATGTGAAGGACATACTTATCAATTATGGTCAGATGGAACAAATGTATATAAAGGTTCTGAAGAAAAAGTTTGGAGAGCAATCACTGGAGCTGAAACAGTTCAAGCTGGTGCACAAATTTTAGCAAATACAAATGGTGGAGCATTTACTTTAACTTTACCTGCATCACCAAGTGCAGGAGATGAAGTATCTGTTATTGACCAAGGATATGATTTTAACACTAACGCATTGACTATTGGAAGAAACAGTTCTAATATAGCAAACAGTGCAGCTGACTTAGTTGTTAATACACAAGGCGCTGGTTTCACATTAGTTTATTCTGGTGATGCAACAACTGGCTGGACTTATAAGGAGAAATAATAGATGGCAAACTACGAAGCAACTAGATATGATTTTGATGGTGCAAACCTTACAGGTATTGAAGGTATTCCAAGTGGAACTATTGTTCCATGGTCAGATGCATCTATTCCATCTGGATTTTTAGAGTGTAATGGTCAAGCTGTATCAAGATCAACTTACGCAACTTTATTTGGAATTATAAGCACAACTTATGGTGTAGGTGATGGTTCAACAACTTTTAACGTACCTGACTTACAAGATAACGTAGCAGTTGGAAAATCAGGAACTAAAAACTTAGGTTCAACTGGTGGAGCAAATACAGTTACTTCAACTGGAAACATTGCTGGTTCAACAGCTAATGCAACTTTGTCAACTGCACAACTTGCTTCTCACACTCACCCTGTAACTATAAACAATCTTAGAAATATAGGTAACAATGAAGTTTCTCCAAATAGTGCATCATCAGGAGGTAATTTTTACACTTTAAATGGAACGGCAAACGCCTCAGGTTCTGGTTCTGGTCACTCTCACAACATGAGTGCAAACTTTGCTGGAGATGCAACTTCTGTTGTACAACCTTATTTAACTGTGGTATATGTAATTAAAACTTAGGAGAATTTATGGCAAGCAAAGGAAATTGGACAATAGTATTTGACGACAAAATAATTATTAAACAAAATAGTGATCCTGTTATAGGTGCACAACCCTACATTATTGATGATGATGCTTTTTGGAGCGATTCTAAATGGTCGAATATTTGGGCCATTCAATATAAAGCCGATAATCATGACTACAATGATACAGTAGAATATAGAGATGATACTCCTCACGCTACTTGGACAGCGGCTAATTTAGGAGATTTTTCAACTCAATTTATTGCAAAATGGGATGCAGCTCATTTAGCACGATTACAGTCTGATTGGGATGATGATAATGTTGATGGCGAAACTGATGCTGAAAAAATTACTAGATTAGGTGCTAGACCTACTTCTTATTCTTCATAGTCTCAAGATATTTTAATTTTTGCTCTAATTTAAAACTACCATCAGTTTGTTGTATATTAAAAATTAAACTATATCTGTTTTTATTTCCTTTATATGTGTCAAAACCATGTAATATTTCAGGAGGAAATATATAATAATCACCAGGTTTAGGAGTTATTTTTAAATTTAGTTCCGGTAAGTTTAAATCACAACCTTCTGTTAAATATAAAATACCATGATAACATGAATGAGTATGATAAGTTAAACTATCTCCGGGTTTTATTTCATTGCCCCATGCATCTCTTATAGTTTTTTTTTCTAAAAAATATTCAAATATTTTAGGATGTGTTGTTTGATAAGTATTTATTAAATAATAAATAAAATTAATAAATTCAGGTTTATCTACAAAATAATTCCAATCAGTCCTTCCACCTTTTATATTAGTATAATTTTTTAATTTTGGATTTATATTATTTTTAATATTAATTAAAAAATTATTTATAATATCAGGATAACAATAATTACCAAAAATTATGTTTACGTTTCTAAGATAACTTATATTGATACTATTTTTATTTTGATTTAATTTGCTATTTTGAATGGTCGTAATCATCGTAACATCATCCAAGAAGTTAATATATATTTTTCACCAGATAATGGTGAATTTCCTCTGTGCACATAAGGAAAACCTGCTGGCCAAATAACTATTCTACCAGTTTTAGGTTTTACTCTTTTTGAAAAATGTAAAAATTCTGTTTCTCCACCTTCTTCAACATCATTTAAATATATTGAAAAAACAAAAGCACGTGCTTCATTATCATGACCTACTCCATGTTCAATATGCCAAACATGGTATCCTTCTGTTGGTAAAGTTTTTTGTATTTTTAAACCTGTAAAATAAAATTTTTGATTATAGGCATCAGATGCTCCGGTATTTTGAGTATAATGTTGAAATGCTAAATCATAATTCATCATCATTGATTTTAATGATTCCCACCAAACATTAATATTATTAGGTGCTGCAAAAAATTGTTGATCTTGCTTTTGTAAGACGGATGATTGTTCAAAACCAATTCGATTTATTGTATTATTAAATTTATCTTGATCCTCATATAATTTAATTGCTTTATTACATTCTTCTTTTGTAATATAATTATCATAGATACCTATGAAATTGTTTATGTTAACTTTTTTTTCCATTTTATTTACCTTTATCATAAGCGTGGTTTTTATATAGTCCATTTTTATTTACGTAATGTAAAAACACTTGAGCCATCCCTTCACCTTTATAAATACCTGGACGCCAATGTTCTTGATCACAACCAGCATATAATACAGCATCTCCTTCTTCTAATTCAAAAGATGTGCCTTTAACAATAATTGGCCAGTTATCATATTTTTTTATACAGGCAGTGACAGATACCTCACATGCTGGTCTATCTGTATGTTTTTTTAATATTCCACCAAAAATATAATATCTCCAATACGCATAAGTAGGAAACAATTTTAATTTAGATTCTTTTTCTACAATAGGAAGTTTTATATCCAATAAAGAAGTCATTAAAGGATCATGATACCAAGCGGGTGAAAAACATTGCTCATCACATGTGTAATCTTTATTTTGATCTAATTTATTATAACAATATTTTTGATAAACTTTTAGCTCATCTACATTAAAAAATTTTTTAATTAATTTATAATTTACTGCAGCCATGCTACTATACTATACCTTGTTCCCTTTGTAATAGGACTAATCATATGTGGATACATAAAATTACTTGGGAAAAATACAATAGATCCTTTACTAAGTTTTAATTTTTTTATTTCTTTTTCTTTTTGATCAGTGAAAATTAAATCTCCACCTTCGTAATTATCATTTAAATTAATAATAATACTTAAATGTCTTGGGTTCGTTGCAAAATGATCAGTATGCACTTCGTATTTACCTCCTATATTATATTTTAATAAATCTATTTGATTTATTTTATCGCTCTCCATTTTAGAAAATTTAGATTTATAAAAAAGGTAGTTTTTTTCAATTTCTTTTTTTATAAAATTCCAGTAAAATAAATTTGTAGGTGTTTCAAAATTAAGGTGATATCCTTTAACATTTCTTACTTCTTTATTAATTCCTGATCTAATAGATAAGTTATTTTTAGCCTTATGCTTTATAAATGGAATTAATTTTTCAATAAATTTAAGATTAATTGTATTTTTAATTTCAACTATTGCTTCTAAATAGTCCATAATTATGCTACTTTCATTATCTATAAAATTAATATATATTCTACTATATGCTACAAAAATTAAATTTCAAGCCTGGTTTTAATAAAATGGTCACTGATTCCGGAGCAGAGTCTCAATGGGTTGACGGTGATTTTGTTAGATTTCGATATGGACTACCTGAGAAAATAGGTGGTTGGAATCAATTAACAGTTCAATATGAAACACTTCCAGGAGCTGCACGTGCTCAACATACATGGACATCTTTAGCTGGTGAAAAGTATGCAGCAATAGGTACGTCACAAGGATTGTTTTTATATTACGGAGATGACTTTTATGATATTACTCCATTAGATGCAGCTATTACTGGAGCAACTTTTGATGCTTCAACCGGTTCACCAACAGTTACTGTTAATAAAAATGCTCATGGTTTATTAAATGGAAGATATGTTACATTTGATACTGTAACGGTACCGACAGGTTCTGGATATGCATCAACTGATTTTACAGATAATACTTTTGAAATTGCTAATGTCACAACTAATACTTTTGAAATTACCATGCCATCTAATTCAGCAGGCACTACTTCTGGAACCGGTTCAGCACAAATACTTCCATATGTAATTGTAGGTCCAGTATTTCAAACTGCAGGTTATGGATGGGGTACATATCTTTGGGGAGATTCAACATGGGGAACTGAAAGAACAGTAAGTGACGTGGTCCTGGATCCAGGCAACTGGAGTTTGGATAACTTTGGACAAATATTAATTGCAACTATTTTTGACGGAAGAACTTTTACATGGAATCCTGGAGCATCAGGTGCAAGAGGTATTCGAGCAACGGTAATGTCTGGTGCACCAACTAAAACAAGACTGACGCAAGTATCGGATAGAGATAGACATTTATTTCATTTTGGAACTGAAACAACTATTGGTGATACATCTACTCAGGACCCAATGTTTATAAGATTTTCTAATCAAGAAGATTATAATACCTATCAACCTACAGCGACTAATACTGCAGGTACATTTAGATTAGATAAAGGTAATAAAATTGTGGGAGCGGTATCAGGTAAAGATTATACATTAGTATTAACGGATAGTTCTGCATATGTTATTCAATATGTAGGTCCACCATTTACTTTCTCAGTAAGACAAGTTGGTACAAACTGTGGATTGATTGGTCAACATGCATTGAGTTATTCTAATGGTATTGTGTTTTGGATGTCCGGTGAAGGTGGATTTTTTATGTATGATGGTACGGTAAAATCTATACCATGTTTAGTAGAAGATTTTGTATTTACCACAACTGGAAATAATTTAGGTATTAATTATAATTCTGCAGAAGTAGTTTATGCAGAACACAATTCTTTATATAATGAAATTAATTGGTTCTATCCAAAATCAGGTTCAGAACAAATTGATCGATGTGTTACATTTAATTTTGGAGAAAATTGTTGGACCACTTCTTCATTAGCAAGAAGTACATACGCTGATCAAGGTGTATTTGATTTACCATATGCAACAGAATATAATAGAACAGGAACACCTACATTTCCTATTCAAGGTGTAACGAATACTTATGGTGCATCAACTTACTATGCCCATGAAACCGGAACCGATCAAATCAATTCATCCGGAACCACATCTATTAATGCTTATATTAAATCTGGAGATTTTGATATATCTGCAAGAAGAGATATTACTGGTCAATCAACAGGAATGGCAGACTTTACAGGTGATGGAGAATATATTATGTCTATGAGAAGATTTGTGCCTGACTTTAAAGTACTCACAGGTAATTCAAAAGTAACTTTATTATTAAATGATTATCCAAGTCAATCTGCAACAAGCTCACCTTTGGGTCCCTTTACAATTACATCATCTACTGATAAGGTGGATACTAGAGCGAGAGGAAGATTACTTGCAATTAAAATTGAAAATGATGGCACCGGTGAAACGTGGCGTTATGGAACTTTACGGGTAGACGTAAGACCAGATGGAAGAAGATAATGGCTAGAATAAC